TACATCGCCACCTTGCCGGTTGACGGGGTATCCGGGGCCGCTGCCCGTTCGGCCATAATGATTTGTGCCATTACCAGACTCCTACGTTGCCGCTGTTGTCGAGTGAACCCGTTGCCGTGATTTCGATGGTGCCGACGATCATCGTGGAGGTATCGGCAGGGACGGCATAGGTGGTGGCGATGAGGTTGGGAGTGGCGGTGCTGCTACCGGTCGGGAGCGCACTGACCGCCGCTTTGCGCGTTTCCCCGCCCTGCACCACCGGGATCAGTTCATCCCCGGCCAATGCACTGGCGGCGGGCAATTCCGAGATTTTGACGCCCATCACATTCCCGGTTGCGTGTAGGTCAGGCTGTCGATTTCGACCCGCAGCCCGACGCTGACCGTGGTGGTCGGCAGAATGAGGTTGGCGTCGCTGGTGCCGACACTGCCATCGAAAACCGCCGTGGTGCCATCGCTACTGAATGCCCGGAACCAGGCCACGGTGCCATTGGCAAGCGCGGCATCCTCGGCGGTGATCGTGTTGGCGGCGATGACCCCGGCCAGCGGACTGCCGAATGCGGTGGCTGAAAAGCGCAGCTCGGCCAGCGGGGTTCCGGTGGCAGCGTCATCGGCCAGGGCGGGGCGCGGGGCGCTGTACAGACGCAGGTAGCCGCTGTCGCACAATGCGCCGGTGGCGCTGGCCTGGGCATTCACGGCGGCGATGGAGAGACGGGTATCAAGGGCCATCGGCGGATTCCTCAATGCGGTAGGAGCCATCCGGTTGACGGCTGGCGGTTTTGATGACCTTGCCCGGCGTCTGGGCGGCGATGTTGACGGTCAGGTGCAGTGGCGGCGGTTCAGCCTGGTTGCGGGCCGGGGGCGGTTGCGCTTCCCAATACCCGGCCAGTTCCGCCACAGCCAGCGCCTGCCCCATGAGGTCGGCAAAGGCTTTGCCGTCCAGGTCGGGATAGAGGTCCAGCAGCCGCTCGCGGAAATCCATCAAATCACTGCTGGCATTCAAGGCGCTACGCACCGGATCGAGCAGGGTCTGTAGCAGCGGTTCGGCTTCATTGCCCAGGCGTTCGACCAGCGGGGCGGTGGGGTCTGACGCGGCGGGCGCGGGGAGTGCGCGATTCAGGGCGCGGTTGAATGCGGGCGCGGGAATGACGGGCGTGACGGTATTCGGGACCAGCAGCTCAGCCCCTTCCTTCGGGTCGGGCAGGCCAAACTTGTCGCGGATGATGGACTGTTCAACCTTGAGGCCCAGCGGGACCAGCTTTTCGAGGGCCAAGGTCAGCAGGGTTAGGTCTTCCGTTTCCGGGAAATGGAACTGGAAGACCGGATAGGCGGGCTGTGGCCCAAAGTTCAAATCCACGAAGGGGCGGATCAGTTGCTGGTTGATGCAATCGGCCAGCTCCTCGGCGTCCGATTCCAGAATATCGCGCCGCACTTCGCTTTGTGCGGTTTCGCCGCCGAGTTTGCCGCTGGTGCTGTCGGCGGCGTCGCTGCGCCCCAGCACGGCCTTGGAAATGAGTTTTTGCAAGTGGTCAGAGAGCCGCTCATGCACGTCTGCGCCGGATGTGGCAGCTTGTTGCAAGGTCGCGGTCATGGACTTCGGGAACACGGCATAGGCGTCCTGCCCGACCATCGTCTGCAGCTTGTCCTGAATGCTCTGCAGCATCGCCTGTTGTTCGGCACTGGCCCCGGCGCTGAACAGTTGATCGTCGGCTTGGAGAATCCGCACCGGTGAGCCATAGGATTCGGCGAACGACAGCCACGACTCCATCGTGATATGCCGACACAGGCTGGCTATCGCCGCCAGCCGCGCCAGTCCGCCGCGAATCGGCAGGCCCATCTTGAGGCGCGGGGTGTGGACGATGAAGCGGCAGGGCGGCAACGGCAGCCCGTTCACCGGGTCGGCGGTGTCGATAATACGCAAGGTTGCGCCGTCGTCGCGGTCGAGCAGGAACCAGCGCGGATCGCGCCAGCGGTAGGCGGGCGTCCAGGGGCTGCCGTCGGTATTCCAGACTAGTTCAACCGCGCTGTAGCCCTTGCCCATGGCGTCCAGCAGCGCCGGGAGCAACCGCCCAAACGCGGGGTCGGCAATCAAGTCACGCACCGCGTCGGTGATTTTGCGGTCCCGCAGCTTGTCGGTCGGGCTTTCAACCTTGCGCTCCAGGCCCATCACGGCGCGTTTGCGGGTACTGAGCACGCTGGCATAGTGCGGGTCGCGCTCCTCCATTTCTTCAGCGAGCGTCAGGTAGTCGTGGGCGTTGCCTTGACTGGCAGAATCGAGGATTTGCGCCAAGTTCGCCGGGGTCAGGCCACGCGCAATTTGGCCGCGCCAGACGGTGCGCCAGCCGGGCTGATTCCAGGCGGTTGGCGGGGCAACTTCCTGAGTCAGCGCCTTTTTCGGCGGGGCGATCCAGCGATTCAGGGCAGTGAGCAGGTTCATTAGAAGCGGCCTTGGCGGACGGGAGTGGGGCGTTGTAAGGCGGGCGGATAGTGGGTGGCGACGCCTTGACCCTGGATCAGTCCGCTTAGGGCATAGCGGAGGGCGTCAATACAATGGTTATGTTTGTCGATCAATTCCGGCAGGATGTCGCCGGTAATGCGGTCGGTTTTGTAGCTATAGCGCCCCAACTCATCGAGGGTGTGGATACAGCGTTCGTGAACCACGATGCGCTCAAACTGGCGTAAATAAGCAATGCCGTCTTCCACACTGCCGGCCCATTTCTTCGCCGCCGTGATATTGAATCCAGCGCGAGCAATGGCGCTAATCGTTTCCGGGCGGGCGCTGTCGGCTTTAATCGGCCAGCGCCGGGATTCAGGCACCTGGTCAAACAGCGCCGGAGTGGCGTCAATCTCTATGCCGATTCCCCACGCTTCAAAGTCGATGTACAAGGTCCGCTCGGTGACAAAACACCGGACTAATACGGTCGGGTCCTGGCTGAATCCCCAGTCTGCGCCGTAGTAAAACCGAGCGGCTTCCGGGGCATCAAAGCGCTCGACCTGGTATTTGCCTTTGAAGACGACCGCATTGGAAATAGCGCGAGGTTCGCCGAGCCAAATCGTGCGGTAGGCATCGCCGTCCACCCGCCGACAGTAATCCATTTCGGCATACAGGGTGTCGGAAAACCACGGGTTGCGGTCGTAATTAACGCACTGCGCCAAGGTATCGGGCGGCGGGTTGACCACAAAGCGCTGATAGGTTTCGTCGCTGGCTAAATCAGGATTGAACGTAACCCAGATTTCCGATCCGGTTTTGCGAATGGTGGGAATCAGGACGCTCCAACTGTCTTTGCTGACATGCTGCGCTTCTTCCACCCAACAGTAGTCAATCCCCTCCAGCGATTTAATCTCATTGACGTTGTGGCGCAGCCCTTTGAAGATAAATTCTCCGCCACAGTGGCTTTTAATCGCGGTCTTGGTAATGGCGAAGAAGTCGCCCAGATTCAGCGTAGCGATTTGGTCAGACAGCAGCCGATGGACGGAGTCGGCAATCGAAACCTGAAATTCACGGGCGCACAGAATACGAACGGGGCGGGTATAGGCCAGCGCGATCAGGAGTCGGGCGACACACCAGCTTTTGCCGCTGCCCCGCCCGCCATACCAGACTTTGTAGCGGGCCGGGGTGTCCAGCGCCGTTGCAAAGGCGGGAGCGATTTCCAGGTCTTGCCAGCCGCTATTGTTGGACATAGACATGCACCGTTTTGATTTGGATGTTGGGCGGGGCGTTGTGCGTGACTTCCACCTTCTCGATAAAGTCTTGTTGCGCTCTGCCTAATATCTCGCTGGCTTTGAGCCGGTCTTTCATTTCGGCTTCATAGCCTTCATCGGCCCGCATCACCGCTGTCCAAAACTCTTGGCGCTCTTGTGCCGTGGCGATCCGCTCACTCGCGACCTTCGCTGTCAGTTCCGCAAGGGCGGCTTGAACTGTAGGTTTTAGTAGGTTTTCTGCACCTTGCGGATGCGGCTTCGAGTACCCCGCCAGCCTTGCAGCCTCGGTCGCATTGCCACACGCGGCATAATGCTCGACAAAGGCCTGCTGCTTGGGAGTCATCCCTACCCGCCCAGCAGCCGCTGACCGAGGATCATACCCACACCGCCGATCACGGCCAGTAGCGTAGTCACCGCGGCGGCTAACAGCCGTTGCCGGTCCTTATCTTCCTGCCGGGTATGCTCCGCCAGAACGCGCAAGGTTTCCGCCCCGTTGTCTTTGATTTCTTCGACCTCTTTGGTGGACAGCGAGTGCTTCACCTCCAGCACCGTAA